ACTAAAGAACATCAACAGCAATATACGGTGCCTTCGTACGGTGCGGCCTACCAACCGGGCGACGCCCCCCGTCAACAATCGCTTGTATGACAGGATGCGTTGTCCAGGTGCCGCCGTATGGATCATGTTCTGACCACAGCAACGAATTGCCATAATCATCGAAACTCGCGTAACGACTAAGATCCAAAGCCAGCGGTTTCAATCCATCCCACATCTTAATGTCGTGCTCAATTTCAAGTTGGTGCGCAACGGGGATACCAAAAACCTCTTCAACGAGCTCGTACATGGCCGGGGTAGGGTCCGGTTCACGCAACCAAATCTTGTCTGCTATGGCTGACTCGAGGTGCATTTTCTGCCACGAAGTGAGTTCACAGCTCGCTTTGGCAGAGGAGACATCGCAATCTCGAGTCAAATAGCAAACTCGATGCGCGAGCCATCCCACAATTGGTGAATCATTGAAACAATACTTGAAGGATAAGCTCTTGGCGCGTAAATAATGTCGGGCTCGATTCTCATTAGGTACGGAGTTGGGAATGACGAAATAGCTCCGCAACGTCTTGAGAGGGTCCTTGATTATCGCACTGGTGCCTTCAGCACAAAGAATACTACAAAACTTGGCAGTGCGATAAGACTGGTGGTACTTAAAGTCAAGAGATATTCCTAATCGCTGGATTAGCGACTCGTCCACGCGATCAACTAGAGTAATGCCGTCGTCTCCTTCGGCCTTCATCTTGAAGTTCTTGTGGGCGAGTGCCGCCAGCTCGCAAGCATCCATGAGTGGATTTTCTGATCTCTTAACAAGATACGACGTGATAAGTAGGTTGAGCATGCCATTTGAGGACGAAGTCCACATGGCACCACTCATTAAACGCTCGTTGAGTGTAGCAGTAACACCCATGCCTTTACACACGTGAGTACCTAAGATGGCCTGTGCAAAAGACCGTTTCATTGCGTTGGTAGGCAAGCATGGCCTGGCCATATGCATCATCCAAAAGTATATCACACGAGAGAAGACGCCCCTATGGTGGGCTTCAAACGACGAAAAGTCTGTTGTCATCACACGTCCCTCTCCAAACATACTCTCTAACTCTGCTGACCAGGTCTTAGGGTTCGTAAACTTCATAAACCACCTCTCACTGTTTCCATTGATGGTCTCAAAAGTACTGTGATCGATGGCATGGCAAAGGGGTCCCCAGATCACCTTAGTGAGGTCACTGAAAGAGTTGATGGCACGAGGCCACTTGTACTCTGGGTATCCTTCAGTCTTAATGAACATCTGACAATCAAAATCAGAAGGTTCAATACACGCTGCCTGCGTGGCTAAATCTAACAACTGGTTCTTGCGAACTTGATTGTAGGGTGTTGTGTCTAGCCATTGTTCTCTAGTCATGAGATCGTTCGGGTTGACAGGGTTCATGAGCAAAATGAATGACCTGGCATACCTGGAAAAGTCATCTTCTACGTCACCATGCACGCCCGGCATCTTCCTCCCGAAACGGTGATGAATAGCAGCAACCATATTGGCTTGTGAGTTCTTATTCGGTGTAAACAACGATAAAAGTGGAACTCCCAGATTAGGGTCAATTATGGTCAACTGGCTATGTGACCACGCTGAGCGTTTCCTGGACGCGTAGCGTGGTGCCACTTTAATGGCTAGATCATCGGCCGCTTCGTTAAGTTTGATGTCAAACATGCCCACTTCCGTCCCCCAGTATGAGAGTGAGCATCTCAATACCGGGGTAGAAAATTTGGGGCATAAGGGCTGTCGTACAGGGATTTCTGCCCTTCGAGCAGACATAGAAGTGCGTACGTCTCAGCTGTCGTAAACCTGCCACCTGGACGGTTGATACTACGAACCACAGCTGTCTTATTAGTCGTAATAGCAATACGCTGCTGTAGTTGAGTGTACCCTCCGTGATAGCAGGAATAATACGTGGCGAGGTCAACAGGATTACATGTGTCGGGAAACGTCGTCCTCTGGGCCACGAGGAATGTCCTGAACAATGTGCTGTAGTATGTGGGTTCCGTATAATGCGTCATTTGAACCACAACCATTGCTCGTTCCTCATTGCCAACAAGTGCAGTAGACCTGTGTAAAAGTGGGCGAACATCCTGATCATATCCTATCTGCTCTACCTCGAGGACACTATAAATGACGTCCAAAATGGCATGTCCTGGAATATAATGATTAATTCGGCTGGTGCTGTAATAGGCGTCAACAATGGCGTACACGAGGATGGAACATGTGAGGGATGTAATAAATCCTGTGACGAGAATGCTCATGAGTGATGGTTGATACCGAAGATCACAATCATCAACACACCACACATTCGGATCATACCCCTCTTTGAGGTAGACTGAGGCCCAGATGAACGTCGGAACAAGTGATGCGAAATATACGACACCGCTCCAAATTTTGGATTCTTTATGCTCCTGAACGTGAACATCAATGGTCTCAGTCGAACCTCCCAATGGGTGCAATCTGCTTCTCGTCCTGTACATCATCCAGGCGGTGGAACAACCAAATAAGAAACTACCGCAACACATGACAAACAAGGTCCAATTAATGAACCAATAGCGGTGGTTTCTCAAGTTGTCGTCCCACAAGACAGCTCCATTGAATAAACAAAGGAGCAGGGGCACCACAAAGCAAAATCTCTCACGCCAGCAGAATCGAAGGGGAACGCTTCGACGAAAAACGTCAATAGCATCAAGGTCACGAAAGTGGCTAGTAGGTAGCGTCAAGAGTGATCTCGAGTCGATGCGTTCGACGTCAATCCCGTCGGCATTCAGCAAGAAACGTAGTTTCTCAGCCTTGTAAGAGTTTTGGGTTGGTATAACGCCTGGGTGTGTTATAGCGGGGTCGGCGCATGGCTCAAGCTCAACAGGTGGGTCATGGGGTACTATCGCGGTCCTAAGATCGCAAGCGCTAGCAACACCATCACTGATGAGATTGATGATCTCAGGCTCGAGGTCTGAGGTGTCACAAAGGAAGCCATCTGCCACCAGTCTGTCCCTCATAATGTTTTGCAACACTGGTGCAGCACGTTTGACAGTTGGCAGTTGCTTGGGGTAAACCTTATTCATCCGGCATTCAACACACCTCTTCGG